TTCTCGCTGCTCTGGCTACCAACCGGGATCAGGCGACTATTTGCTTTGACTCGTCCAAGGCAATCGTAGAGGGCATGAAGCCTGAATTGGCCTCCAAGTTCATTGCCTACCGCAGTGAGTTGAAGAAGGCTGGCGACTCGACCTCTACCTATCGGGCGCTGTCACGGGAAAACCGTAAAACTGGTGACGGTAAAAACCCGTCTTGCGCCATGATTGACGAAGCGGCCCAGATCACTGAGAGGCAGTCGATTGAGGTGTTGCACTCGGGCATGGGCGCACGGAAGAACCCGCTGCGGATGTACCTGACCACTGCCAGCTTCACAAAGGAAACCAAGTTCTTTGAAGACCTTTCACACTTTCGCAGTGTCCTGCGTGGCGCTGCTGCTGATTCTTTCCGCTGGTTTGGTCTACTCTATAGCATTGATCCCGGAGATAATTGGGCTGATCCTGCGGTATGGGGCAAAGCGAACCCGATGCTTGGGGTTTCGGTCACGACTCAGCACATTCAGCAGATGGCGGAAGAAGCCGGGGCAAAACCAGCCTCGCTAAACGAGTTCCTGTGCAAGCAACTGAATATCTATGTGTCGGCCAACAGTGCGTGGGTGGACCGTAGGTTCTGGGATGATTCCGTGGAGAAGCTGCCTACTGATAAGCCAGAATCCACATTCATCGGTTTTGACTTGGCGCACACCCGTGACTTGAATGCAGTGGTGACTTTGCACCGATATGCCGAAGAAGATTTCTATGCTCAGTTCCAATTCTTTCTGCCAGAAGAATCTCTGGACTTTGTGCCCAATCATTACAAGTCGGTTTACATGGAAGCGCACAGGTCTGGCATCTTGCGACTGACACCCGGCAACGTGACTGACCTTAACGAGATTGAATCGTTCATCAAGCAGCAATGCGAGAAGTTTGAGGTCAAGGAAATTGGCTACGACCCGTACAACGCTGCTGCGCTGGTGGCAAACCTGTATGCGGATGGCTTGCCAGTGAAGAAGGTGGGGCAGGGCATGGCTGTGCTGTCAAACCCATCCAAGACCACCGAACAACTCATCCTGAAAAAGGCTATCAAGCATGACGGCAATCCTTTTGTGGGCTGGCAGCTAGGAAACTGCGAGGTTTACATTGATGTCAACGGAAACGTGAAGGTTCGCAAGAACGAAGCCGACCCAAGCGCCAAAGTGGACGGCATTATTGCCATGATTATGGCTTTGCACTGCCATTTGGATAATGTTTTTGTCAGCGATTCATTTGGCTTTAGGTCGCTAGAATGGTAAAGTGTAGGAAATTGAGGGGAAATCATGGCAATTCTTGACATTTTCAAGCGCAAAGAAGTGGGTAAAAACGAGGCCAATACGCTGTTTGGTCAGACCGCTTTGGGCAACAATATCGTCTATCAAGGCGATAACAAGCGTCCTACTGTCAATACCCAGATTCTGTATGTGACCACCTCCAGCGCGACTGCTGCTGGCCGTAGCGTGGACATGTCGGTCCTTAGTCGCAACTCCACCATCATGGCTTGCGTTGGACTGAAGGCCCGTGCGCTTGCTCAGTTGCCAATCAAGGTTTGCTGCGAGACAGAAGACGGGCAATACGTTGATGCCATCCGTTCTGACAAGGTTGGCGCTCGTGACAAGGCCAAGGCCAAGCAAGTTGCCAAGCTTTTGGGCAACCCCAACAACTTCCAGAGCAAGTATGAGTTCTGGTATCAGTGGCTGATGTGGTACGAACTGTCTGGTGAGGCGTTTACCCTGTGGTGGCGCAAAGACCAAAAGAGTTCAACCGAAACTCCTCTGGAAATGTACATCTTGGACAGCACACTGATTGCTGCCCAGATCACCCCTACCCGCTATCCGTCCTACCGCCTGTCCACACCAAGCTACGGCTTCAGCAAGGACGAGCCATTGGCCGCGCACCAAGTCATGCACTGCAAAGAGATGGCTTGGCAAGGTTCGGCTGGTTTCAACAAGGGCATTCTGGCGACTGAGCTTGTTGGCCTCGACCAAGACATTGACCTGTACGCCAACTTTGTCATGCAGAACGGCGCGAAGCCTTCTGGCATGTTTGTCACTGAGCAAGTCGTTCCTGATGGCAAGTACAAAGAGGTTGCAGCCCGTTTGAAAGAGGCTTGGGCCAACATGACCGGCAGCAAGAATTCTGACCCAAGCAAGCCGGGTCAGGGCATGTTGCTGGACCAAGGCATGAAGTACCAGAAGCTGGAAATGCTGAACCTGCAAGACGCTGACGCTGCTGCGCTCAAGCTGCAAACCATGAAACGGATTTGCGGTTTGTTTGGTGTGCCGCCTTCCATGATTGGAATCTCGGACAGCAAGTTCAACAACACGCAAACGCAGATGGACGAGTTCTACAAGTCCACGATGTATCCGATTATTGTGAACGTGCAAGAGAAACTGAAGGGTCATTTGCTGCAAGGCTACCCAAGCCTTTGCATTGAGTTTGACACCAAGAACTTCCTAAAGGGCGCTCCGCTGGACCAGATGAATTTTGCGACTGCTGGCGTAAAGGGTGGAATCATGACTCCAAACGAAGCCCGTGAGTACATGAATATGCCCACAATGGAAGGCGCAAATGAGTTGGTCAAGAACGATCAGCCTGACGAGCCAATTCCCGGCAGTTCTGCGCAAGATACTGGCGGCGGTGGTGGCAATCAAAAGAGCAAGATTAACATCGGCTCCAAGACTTGATTAAAAATGCGTACTGATTCAAAATATCTGGTAGCATTGGCGAAACAGGTCATACGACCACCAAAACAGTTGCCTGTCTTATTGGGGCAACCCCCTAAAATACAGGACAACAACCAATCCATTGCTTTAGGGGCAATCAATGAAGCAACTGAATCTTATCTGCGAAGCAAAACTGAACCTGTCCGAAAAGGCCGCAAACGGCGAACCGACAGGAAAGATTGAAGCTCGTATCACCACATGGGGCGCTCGTGAAGGCGCTGATGGCCGCAAATTCTTCTACAAGCCTGAAGGCTTTATGCAGTGGGCAGAGGACTTTGCCAAAGCTGGTCGCCCATTGCCCATGTTCCTGAATCACAACGCAGACTCTATGCCTGTTGGCGAGTGGACTGAGTTGGAGATGGACGAAGAGGGCATGTGCGCCAAAGGCCGCTTGTTCATGAACACCACTGCTGGCTCTGACCTGTACCAAGTCATGTCCGAGTCCCCCAACATGTTTGGCGGCGTGTCCGTTGGCGCTTATGCTGACGAATACCAGTGGGTCAAAGAAGATGGCGAGGCATTCCCCGCTGGCTCTGGCGATTATTACGAAGACGGCTACTTCCAAATCACCAAAGGTGGTTTGCGCGAGACTAGCGTTGTCATGTACCCAAACAATCCCAAAGCCGAGGTCAAAAAGCTAGAGTACTTCCGTGAAGACGGCTCTGCTGACCTCAAGGTATTGGAAGAAGCCCTGCGGGATGCAGGTCTGTCCAAGCAGATGTCGGTTGCCGCCGCATCTGTGTTCAAGACGGTAATTGAGCAGCGTGATGCTGTGAAAGCGCCCATTGAAACTGCGCCAACTCAGAGTGATTCTGATGCGGAGGCAACCGAAGCTGAAATTCTCGCTGCTCTTGAGCATCGTGAGTTTCTTAAACTCCTCGACAAACGACTGAAAGGTTAATCATGTCAAAAGAAATCATCGAAAAATTGGATGCTATCGAAGCTAAACAAGCCGAAAGCATCGTGGCCGTTGAAGCCAAAATTCCCGCTGCTGTTGAAGCCATCAAGGCCGAATTCAGCGAAATGGTTGCTGCTCTGGAAGCCAAAGTTGCCTCCGTGCAAGCTCCTGCTGTCATCAAGCCTGAAAAGACTGTTCGCGGCGATGTGAACAAGTCGGTTCGTGAGCAACTGAAATCCATCATCAATGGCAAGTCTTCTTTCGAGAAAGAACTGAAGATTTTCGCTGATGAGTCGCAGATGCAAGCGTACTTGAAAGAAGCTTCTGCTCTGACCGCTGGCGGTGATGGCAAAGGTGGTCGTACTGCTTACGATCCAGTGTTTGCTGCTCTGCGTTTGGCTAACCCCCTGCGCGGCGTGTCTCGCACTGTGGCTACTGATGGCTCCAGCTATCAGTTCCGTGTCAAGACCGGCAATGCTGGCGCTCAATGGGGCTACGGCATCCAGAACAACGGTACGCCCACGACTGAAAACACCACCATTTGGCAACTCGTGCTCAAGGACATCAACGTCCAGTTCCCAATCCGTACTGCGGCTTTGGACGACATTGATGGCTTGGAAGCCAACGTGGTTGACGACATGCTGGCCGAATTTGCCCAGAGCGAAGCCCAATCCATGATCTCCAACAACGACCAAAGTGGTGACGGCACTACCGTTGCAACTGGTGGCGCTGATGGTTTGCGCGGTTTGGACCAGTACGGTGGCGCTAACTCTACCTACACTGGTGGCACAACCTCCACTGCTGCTTTCGGCACTTCTGGCACTGGCTCGACAAGCGGTCTGCACAGCTTGGCTACCTATGACCAGTTGACCACCAACGGCAACACTGTTGGCGCTGCAAACATCACTTACAAAGACGTTGTGAACTTCATCTACGCACTGCCACAGC